TTTATTTCTTTAGAACTCATTTTATTAACTCTAGACCCAACTTCTACTCTAACAATAGCTTCTGCTTCGTCAATGTCCATTTCAAATGCCATGTTCATTGCTTCAACCTCTAACTCAATATAATCTAAATCATCTTCTGCTTCAACAACAGCGTCAAATTCATAATACTTAGTTCCTAAACCAGGGTGGAATATTGATAATAATTTTTGTAAGTTTTGTTTTTCTTTAGGAACAAATAAAGTTCCGTTTTCAAATAAAATATGACCTAATGTTACTTGACCTTTTTGGTCTTTAACTAAAGGAGAATTTTGATTTGTAGCGTATCTTAATTCTTCTTGTTCACCTGTTATTTTATCAAACCATAACAATGGGTATCTAAGTGTATGCTTACCTTGCAAAGTATAAGTTAATGGTGAATGATTATCTGCAATGATGTAAGTTCTGTTTTTTATTTCCCAGTTATTTTTTGGAAGTTTAACTTCAATAGTTTTTGGTTTTTCAACCACTTCAATATAATCTTGTACTTCAACATTATTTGTATCTACGTACTCTTCTTTAATTTTTGGTTTTCGCGTTGTCGCCATAATATAATATAATTTAATAAATTTTTAAAAGGTAATAATTACCCCCGTAAATTTAACGAGGGTAATATCACCATATTTTTACACTGATGCAGTAAACAATACGAAATTGTTAGCAGCTTGTGTGACTAAACATCTTTCAGACAAGAAGTGTACTTGCATTGCATCCAGATCAGAAGTGTAAGCACCTCCAACAGATCCAGTGATCCAAGATTTCATTCTTCTATCATCAGCTTGGTTAGCTCTGTAACGAACGTGTAAGAAAGGTCTACGGATGTTAGTACCTAATTGTTGATCGTATACAGTAGATGTTCCAGCAGGAATTAATACACCATCAATAGAAGTGTTAGCCATACCTCCACGAGTAGAAGCATCATTTAAATATTTCCAATCAGTTTTGTAGAAATCGTAAGATCCTCTACGGAAACCAGAGAAACCTAAGTTTAATGCCATTTGCTCAGAGTTTTCGAATAAACCGTAAGCAACACCTCCAGCAGCACCAGAAGATAGAGAAGCTAACATATCATCAAAGTCAAGAGAAGTAGCTCTGTTCAAGAAGAACATGTTTTCTTCAATTGCTCCTTGAGTATCTAACCCTTTCAAGATTGAATCAAAATCACTTAATCCTGCAGCAGCAGTAAAGTTATTTACGATGTTACCTCTTTCTTTAATAGCAGCAAAAAGACCTTGTGTTCCTTTGTAAGTTACACCTGTAGCAGGAGTCAAAGTTGATACACCTGAACTAGCAGCTGATAACTCACCTTCAATAACTGACATTTCTAAATAATCTTCAAAACGTAATCTTGTTTCAGACTCAGCTTTTAAGTACCATAAATATCCACCAGTACCATCTTCAGTAGCAACTTCAACCCAACCGATTTGTGCAGTATCAGATCCAGAGATTTGGTATCTTTCTTTGATAATGATAGGAGAATTGTTGTACTGAGTAAATGAAGGAGTTACAGCATTAATAGATGCATCGGTAGTTCCTTTTATAAATTCAGAACCATAAACAAAGATCTTAAGACCTGTTGCTCCAGAGAATGATACAGTACCAGAAGTTAAACTAGCCTGAGTATAAGGATACACAGTAAGAGTAGCGGTAGTACCTGTAGTAGATGAAGCATTAACAAGTACTTTAAGTTCAGTACCAGTTGCAGGATTCATAACTACTAAAGTTTGACCAGGAGAAACAACGTTTTGAACGAAGTTAATACCAGTTCCACCAGTTGTAAATGTTAAAGTAGTTGCAGTAGAACAAGTTACATCTTTGTAAGCAATGTGTAATCTATTTTGTTCAGACCAAATAACCTGATCAGAAGACATTGGCATTTCAGCCCCTACCATACGTAGGAATCCAGAAAGAGTTCTGTTTCCATAACGTTCTACTTCAGCTTCGTAGATTTCAGGTAAATATTGTTGAGCAAAATCATTACCACTTCCATTTGCGAAGTTTAAATAATTTGTCTCTAACGCTTGTTGTTTTTGAGACGGTTTAATTGAACCGTAAGGAGTACCCGTTTGGGTATTAATCATGTTTGACATAATTTTTTGTTTTTAATGTTAAAATTTTTTTGTTTGTATTCTTAATTTAGAAGAATCAACACCATTTATAGCTTTAACTTTAAATCCGTTTATAAAACCATCACCATTAGGAGCTGTCCTAGGGGCATTAGTTATATTATTAGATTTTGCAACAACTTCTTTAATTGCATCGGCTTTGCCTTGCTCATAAAAATGTTTTGCAATAGTATCCGCATTTTCTGCTGCATAAATCGCTTTGTGATAACCCTTAACATCCGCAACTTCTCCATCTTTATTTAAGAACTTCTTAATAAGATTTGAAATATCAGATTGTTTTTCAGCTAACGCTTCTTGATTTGCAACGCCGTATCTAAAACTTTTTTCACCAAGATTAAATTCAAAACCTTTGAATTCTTGTGCAAATAATTTTTTAGTTTCATCTTTAAATTTAAAGTGTTGTGCTTCGGCTGATTCTTGCTGTTTGTTGTATCGGTTAAAAAAGTCCATTGCCTTTTGTTGGTCTTGAGTAACACCCGGTCTCAACTTGATCTCGTCGTAATATTTACTCTTAACTTGTTCCAAATGGCTTTGAGCTTTTGCAACCTCCTCTTTAAAAGCGAGTCTTTTTTTACGGACATCGCGTTCATCATCTAGATCCTCATCATAATCAAAATTGTCTTCTATTAAAAAGTCAATTTCTTCACTATCTAAGTGAGGTCTTGTATTTTTATAATATTCTTTTAATAAAGCATTACTGTCAACATTTGAATAGTCAGTATTTAATCTAACATAATCTTCAACCGTTCCACCAGTGTCTTCCATAAAAGAAACTAATTTCTCTATGTTTTCAGGTAATTTTTTACCCGTGTTTGTTTGCTCTTGAACTTGCTTATTTAATTCTTGTTCTAAATTTGCTGCTTCTTGAGCTACTTCTTGTTGATTGATTTCTTCAATAACATTTTCAGTGGACCCTTCGTTTCCTTGTCCCACTGTTTGCAATTCCGCTTCGGGTTGTTCTGCGCGTAACACGCTTTCTGTTGGGCTTTGCTCTTGAACGGCATTTGTTTGTTCTTTAGGAATTACTACTTTGATTGGTTCCTCTTGCTCTTTAGGCGTAGTTAAATCAACTTTTATTGGCTGATCATTTTTAACTAATTTCCTAGGCGTAGTTTTCTTAACTTTAAGCTTAAACTCGCCTTCTTGTTGTACTTGTTCTGACATGATAAAATATTATATAATTGTTAATAAAATTTATTTTGGTTCAAACTGGGCTAAATCAAACCCTCCCATATTGTCAAACCCGGCGGATTCAAAATCTTTGGGCATTGTATTATTTTGTCTTTGGTTAATTAATTCAGATTGTTGAGTGCCTCTTAATTTTTCTCTAGCGTCTTTTCTATCTTCTAATTTACCTAGTTTATCTGCGTCTGCATTAGCTTGAACCTGAGCTAATTGCATTTGGAATTGGAATTCTTCTAGCATTAATTGTTTCTTCAATTGCGCTTCAAATTCCATCTTTTGTATTTCAAATTGATTTTTTGCTTGAGCAATTTGAATTTCAGTGTCAGCTAATGCTTGTTGCTTTTGTACTTCTGACATTGCAATAGATTCCGCTGCCTGTGCTTGGGCTTGCGCCTGTGCTTGAATATTGGCTTGTTGATTTGCTTGATCTCTTTCCTGTTTTTTCTTTCTTTTATATTTTAAAGATTGATTAGCTAATTTAAGATTTTTAATTTCTCTTAAATCAATAGCGTCCTCAAGATCAATTCCGCCTGACTGTAAAGCAACTTGTATATTTTGTTCTAATTGCTGTTTTTCTTCTTCGTCTGGTTCCAATTCTAAGAATATACCAAAGTCATGAATATCTAGTGATTGTAATTCTCTTAATGTTTCAGTATTAAATATAGATATACTATTAACCAGGGAATTATTAGTTATTGGAAATTGTAATGCATCGGCAACTCTTTTAGATATATTTTCACAAATCCTTAATGTTAAAAATAAACTTCCATCAAGTATGTGGCGTATTGCGGTATTTGAATTTGCCGCAGCCATTTTCTGAATTCCAACTAAAGCATCTCTGCTTGGTGTACTTCCATCTGACGCTTCATTCAATCCTGTTACATCCCGTATCATTTGTAAATAATATTGATATGTAGCTATTAATGATTGTATTTTTGCGTTTCCTGCCGATGTTTGTAGCTCCTGAATAGGTACTTTGCCTGGATTTTGACCACCATCTTGTGTCATTGATCTACCCACAATACTACCGGTTTGAAAATACATATTTAATGCTTCTGCCGCATTGTAGTTTGTACCATTCCCTAAATCAACTTCAGCCAGTCCATCTACATCTACAAATACTCCATCGGGAACCATTTTAGATAATACCTGTTGCAACTTAAGATGCGTTAATTGGATCATATCCGCAAAAGTAGTTATTCTACTTACTAATGATTCAATTCTGCCACGATACATTCTTGGCGCTGTAATAGCGTAATTCATATCAACTTTGGTAGTATCAGCTACAGGACGTGTCATGTTTTCAGCTAATTTCCATTCAAGCATTTTTGGGTGGCCCAATATTTTAGCTCCGCTATATAATACTTCAATTGATCTTGATACTACATTAAAGTTATCACTTGGTGGCGGATTAAAAAAGTCTGTTTTAACTAAAGCTTTTTCTAACCCCTGCTCTGTTTGTTTTATTTTAAATACCTGATTAGAGTATGTTTTATATTCAAAATACAATACCTGAACAATGTTTCCATCTTGATAAGCTCCATTATAATTTCGAACATAACTTGTATTCCCTTGGTATTTTTCTATTTCTTGTAGGTCTTCATTAGACAAATCTGGAAATTGTTTTTTTAATTCTTGTAACCCTATAGATTTTACTTCCCCTACATAATATATATCTGCAAAATTTGGGTCTTCAGTATAAGAATAAACTAAATTTGCAGGGTCTACATAATCAATAGTAATACTGTTTGATCTATTAAAGTTTGTTTTAGTTGCAGCAATACCAATTACGGTTAAATCATAATTTAATCTTTTACTTACTAAATCATATTTATTAAGTGCTAAAAAATTATTTATTACTTCTTCCTCTGCAATTTCAACCGCTTGCTTAAAGTTTAATTGTATATTAAGTTCTAATTCTTCTTGATCTTCTGGTAATGAACTTGGGTCTTGCGTATTATACAAGTTAACACCAAACGTGCTTTGTATTTTATTCAATAATTTCTTTGCCATCATATCACGCAATATAGATTGAGTGTATTGCGTCTTTTTAATTATTGAGTGTGGGTCCTGTGCGATTGCTCTGATTTTATAACTTTTATTAGAAACACCATTAACAATTATATCAACAAACTTTGATATAACAGGTATTGGTTTCCAATCTAAATTTAAATATGATAAGTCACCATTAATAGATAATTCATCTTTGTATTTTTGAACCGGTTGTTCACCTCTTGCGTATAGTCTTAAATTATGGTATTTTTGCCAGTTAGTTCCCCATCTTCCACCAGGCATCCCGCCCCCGGAAATACCACCAATACTACCTGCACCACCATTATTATTGAACCACTCATATTCAATTGCTTGAGCTACTTGTTTTCCATACTCTAAACTTTGTTTTTCTTCATCCGGTACTACCTGACTTGGAAATGTACTATTACTATTAGTATAAACCATTTATTGTATTATTTGTGAATTATCTCCACTATTATTATATTTCTTAAATCCTAATTCAAACTTTGGCCTTTCATAAGGCATACTTGGCGTATACAAATGTTTATTACAAGCCATTATAGCTAATCCAGAACTAATAGATGCATCATGTTTTGTTCTGTTATTTATATTAAACCTTGACCAATCCTCTAATGTTTTTTGGAAGTACATTGAGCCATAAGATCCATTTGTAAAACCAATATTGTTTTCAATATATGTTTCTATTGCCGATGCGTGTGCTTGCATTATATCTTGCGATGAGTTTGGTATTCCGCCAATTTCTTTTTCAGCTGGCGATAATTTATTCCAAACTTTATCAGGTCTGTTGATTGAATAGCCTCTATACCCTCTTCTTTTTAAATAATAAAGCAATCTTGGTTTATTATTCTCTGCAAGTATTGGCATACCGTAAAATACTAACGCCATTAAAACATCTTCAAAAAACATCTCAGCTGTTTGAGGTCTTGCAATATATTCTAAAAAGAAATGATTAGGTGGCACGTCTTCCATCGAAAACTTAGTTAAACCATGCAAAGCACCATTAGATCCTCTGCTTGCGTCTACCGTTCCTGATATATCATAACTATCACACCCAAATGCTCCACAGTGTTCATTGCCTGGGTATCTTAACCCATTCTTTATTATTACACGGTTTTGAAGATGTTTAGGTGGTACCCAAGAAATTAAAAACCTGCCATCTTTATTTGGATAAAAAACTACATTACTATCTTGTATGCCATTTTCCCATTGTAAACTACCTTTTGTTAATACATTTGAGTTTCTTAGATCATCATTATAATCTATTTGCTCGTATATTTTTGTTAAATTAAATAATGATTGTTTTGCTTCGTCACGGAAAGCATGTTGCTCCGTTCTTGGAAATTGGCGGTAGTATTCATTTAATCCGTCTTGGTCAGCTTTTAAACCATCAACTTCATTTTGCCAATGCTCTATAACCCCATATTCTATTTCGTTTCCGTCAACGCCTTTGATGGGTTTTTTTGGAGTGTCGAAGACAGGTATGCCATAAGTATCAATGAATCCCTCGTACGACCATTCCATAGGTATGAACAAACTATATAATCCTGAGCTAGTCTGGCCATTGCGGTTTCTTTTTGTAACATCTGAATCGTAGTAAAGTTTTTTAAAATTATCTCCTCCTTTATCTAAAGCGTTTGAGGTTGAACCCATCATACACTTACCAATAATACGGCTACCTAATCGTAAACATGTTTTTGTAACACGCCAGTTGTTTAATATATTATCGGGTCTTAGCCATTTACCGCTTTCATCATGTACAAGAAGTTTTAATTTCTCACCGTCATAAGAGTTGTCTCCTGTATTCTTCCAGTCAATTGTTGTATCAAGACCGTCAAGCTCTTCGGGAGAGTCACTATTATCTAGTTTTCTTCTTGTAAATTTAGAAGCCGGCACTCTATACGCCAATTCTGTTTTAGGTCTATCCATACCATCTTGGATAGGTTTAAAGAAAAAAGGGTAATTAAGTGAGATTGGTACAACTTTATCTGTAAACATTGTTTTAGCATCTCCTCCTGATTTAGATAGTATACCAAATCTTGAGTCGCTTGATATTGTTGCTTGATTAACTAATTCTGCAGAAGACATAAATGAGAATCCAGAACGTCTATTTTTTAAATAACACATTCCATAACACCTTGGATCTGCTTTGCAAGCTTCCCAGAATATAAAAAATAATCTATTTGACTCTCTAAAATCCGGCGCTCCAACATCTATCTTGCTCCATTGCAAGTACATATAATGTGTACCAGTTATATAAGTTGGTATTCCATTGTTATTAAAAAATGCTCCTTCATCTCTTCTTTTAAATTCTGCATCTACATAATCGTACCAGCGTTCTTTAAAGTGATCAGGATATTTATTCCAATCAAATACATTTTTTATTTTTTCAAGTTCTTTTGGGTAATCTATCTTTTCCCAATATTGCTCTTCTTTTTTATTGGATCTTGAATATACCTCATCTACTAATGGCAAAGCAATTTTTAGATTTTGTATTTCGTATATTTCACCAATCTTACCGGTTTTGCTTATAACAACAACATCATGCTCTTTATTATAACCATATTTCCATTTACCATATCTATTTTGCTGTTTAATAATAGATGGTTTTATATGATCGGGTACTAATTTAAATAAATTCTGTTCGTACATTATTTAGATCTCCCCTCTGCAAATCCTTTAAATACTTTTTGGGTATTGTCTTTTGCGGTTTCTTCATCAGCAATTATACGCTCTTCAAGTTCTATCCTTGTAAGAATTTCAAATGCATCGAATATAGCTAGCTTTTTTGTAGCCGCAGCATTCTTTAATTTGTCTGCCGCTAAATCTTCTTCGCCGTTATCTAAGATTGCTTCCTCAGCTACTTTGATAAGCTCCAACACTGCTTTGTGCCCAGCCTGGATTATATTCAGCTTCGTCTCCTTTATATTCATATTTAATTACAATATCATTAGATTTCATACAATATAAACGCTCTCCATCAATTATAAAATCAAATTCACCAAAAGGAGTGTAACCCACTAAGTCCCCTGGATTGATTTTAAGCTTGTTTAAGGCGTCATTTCCATATTTTAATATACCAATAAGTCTTTGTTCCTTATCGAGCTTTAAATAGTCTATATTTTTTAATGGCTTAATAAAACATCTGTCACCAAATGTTTGCCATTTATTTTCGCTTTTGTATAAGTAGATTTGATCTAAATCACAAAAATACAAATCGTCCATAAAATATGAGCGACTGTCTTTTTGATTGCCTCTAATGTCGTAGAATCTTCTAAAAACATTATGGTGTATTAATACTATATCTCCTTTTTTAATGTCCGTAGAATAAGCTAGCGGGGTAGAAACCACCTCCGCTAAGTTATTCACTGATTTAAAACTTTCTATTTTTGTATTTAGTATTAACTCTTTGTCATCTACTTTAACTTTGTTATTGTATCTATCTCCTAGAGGTTTTACAATAAAGTTAAATACGCTTTGCATTAGTATTCTAAATCGTATTCTACAGATACTGCCATATTACAGTTAAACTTTTTCCATGGCATTACCTCATCTTCTTTTTTTATATAAACATTATATGAGGAATCTTTTTCATTAATTAGTATGTATGCAATCTCATGGCCTCCATAGACTTGTTGGCCTACAGAATAATGCATTGCCTCATTTTTATAATCAACGCCTATGCTTATTTTTCTAATTACAGAATCCATTATTCACTTACAGGGTTTTCTAACTCAATTTCAGTATAAGAACCATCCTCTAAATTAATATTAATTGGACCATATTCTTCTTCTAATTCAGTTTTAAAAACTTCTATTGCTTTATTAACGTCTGCAATCTGATGCAAGAAACCATGTTTCTGAGACTCTAATAGTCCAATGTTAGTTAATAATGCTTGTAAATCTTTTTGTTGACCTACGATTTTTTCTAATTGTTCTTGCGTAATTTGTTTTACTACTTCCATGTTTATTTAATTTAATTGTTAATTATTATTTTATTGTTCAAAATTTATGTATTCCGTTTTTTTTAATTCCTTGTTGTATTGCGTTTTTAAAACTTGCTTTCTATTATTTGAAATATATGATACATAAATAAATTGAGGTCTTTTATAACTACCATACATCCAAATTAAAGTATCAAATTCTAAATTATCTTTTATGTAGTTAAATATTTCAGCGTTTATTGTTGTGTTAATATTTGCAGAAATCTTTAAAGCATCGCCATCGTTAAAGTTTAAATTTTTTTCAATTATAGAATTCAAATAGGAATTTAAAAATCCATTTTCAATTTTAACAACTTCTCCAAATTCAGTTATTAATGCTTCAAAAATATTTTCAGCAATTAATTTACCATTTGCGATTTGTTCTTCATTTGGAGTGTTTTCTATTTTAAAAACCTCTTTACCTTTGTAATCAATCCAATTTTCAAAGGTTATATTTTTACTTATATTCTTCATAATATTTTTCATAATTAACAATCATCGTTTCTATAACTCATATTAAAAGATGAACCAGCTTGTGTACCACTATTCCTTAAAAATGAATAATTAGGACATCCATCCTGATCAGAATATCCATCAATATTTTGAAAAGATACTGAGATATAAATTTCTTGGTTATAAAACTCAATTGGAGTTTGATTATCTGGAAATGAATAGCTTCCAAAAACTATTTCATAATCTCCTCCTATTTCGTAGAAATAAGTATTAAAAGTTGGGCTACCGCTAAATCCTATAGAAATTTCATCGTAGTAGTTGTCGCCCTCATCGTCAGTTACATAAACTAAAACTAAAATACTATTAACATAATTAACATTCATTGCGTATTCATTATTTGAAATAAAATCAGCTTCTGTTGAATTTATTTCAATAACAAAATCTACAGAAGTATCACCAATGCCATTACCAGAATTTAATACCACATAATTATCATAACATTGGTCAGAATTTACTCCCGTAGAAGTAATAGTAATTGCGTAGTCTTCATTTTCTGTAATTCCAATAACTTTTCCGAATGTAGGATTGCCAAAGACATCATAAGTAACTCTATCGTTTATTTCAAAATCTCCAATATCATATAATTCAGTATCAATTTGTTCTCCATTTACACAACTTTCAACTAAATATCTTTCTGTTGTAGGCGCAGGCCCTGAATATGCGCTTGCATTAGGCCAACCTATACCTATACCATTCCAACCCATTAGTAAAGCGCTACTATGTCAGAGCAGGTTGTGGATATGTCCCCTCCGTTGCCTTTGAAAACATAATTAACTATAACCGGAAAAAACGTTCCGTCTGGAATATTATAAAATACTGTTGTATCATTGCCATCTGTATTTCCGCCAACCACATTACATACTAATATTCCGCCAGTGCCAATATACAAAGCCGCTGAATTTAACTTTTCTCCTGATGCAGGGTTGTATCCAATAGGCGTTATATTTTGTGCTCTTGTTCCAAAATCTGGTTGATTTCCGTATTGTCCCATAATTATTTTTTAAATATTTTATTGTATATTTTACTTTTGTTTTTTGTTCCTATTCTAAATTCTAAAACAGTATCACCTGGAAAAGAATAATCTTCACCTGGTTGCATCATTTTAGAATTGCCTTCATTATCAATACCCAAAACGGGGAAATCTACGTTTTTCATTGTGATGTCCCCGCTAGGTATTACATTATAAGGTCTATCTTTATCAGGACTATTTTTTTTATAACCTGTTGTTGATAGATTTTTCATTTAGCATTTTTTCATTTTAGCTGCAGAAGTTTTAGGTTTCATTTGCTTACCAACTGGCTCTGTACGGCCTGACCCTTTTTTGTCTCCTTTAGATTCCTGAGATTTTTGAAGTTTCTCAAAGCTCGCTTTACTTGCTGCTATTCTTTCTTCCTTAATTAATTTATCGCTTTTTTGTGGTCCTGAGCGTTTTGGTTCTTTACCCGCCAATTGTGTTTGCTTTGCTGGAGAACTCGGTCTCATTTGCTTAGGAGCCGCTTTTATTTTATTTCCTTTAGCATCATAACCCATTTTCTTTAATTTATCCGCTCCAGCTTTTGGATTAAGAGGTGTTGGAGTTGGTTTTAGGCCAAATTCTTTTTCAGGAACATCTTCCTTACTGCCGTATCCACCATGCATAATTCCTTCCAGTCTTAATTTATCTAATACTTCGTATTTATCACGATCTGTTCCGGATGTTCCATTAGGGCCTGTATAACCTTTACCGGATCTAGTTTGTTCTCTTTTATTGTATTTATTGTTAGGAGACCAATAAAGGTTAAACTCCTCTCCAAGTCTTTGTCTCTTTTTTGGGTCTCTTTCATTGCCTAAATACCCACTACTGTCTCTTGCAACTTGCAATTGTTCTACTGCATTTTTAGCGTCTACTTTTGTTTCCCAACTAGTAGATGTAGTTTTTCCGGAAGCATCTTTATTAGTTTGCTCATTTTTTTTAAGATGTCTACCCTGAGCCGGAAAGTTAGTTAACATTCTACTAGCTGTATAAGAAACGCCTTTAACAGCATCCATTGTATTGCCTCCGTTTACCGCTGCGTTTTCTCGCGCATCTTCTCTTGCATAATCCGGTTTTTGCAATAAAGCACTAGGAATTCCGTTTCCTGTTTTTGATTGATTACCTCTACCTGGGTTTTGATTGTATGCCATTTTGTTTTTTTTAATTGTTGGTTATTTAATCTTTGTATAATATATTGTTGTATTGGCGTCGCCGCTAATAGTACATACTAATTCATTTGCTTGCATTAAAGTATATTCGCTTCTTACAACCCATTCGTTTGGTTTAAAGATAGTGTCAATTATTAAACTATATTCATTAATTTTTAATCGAATTAAATCAATTGGCTGCCCATTTGATTCACAAATTTCTTGAACTTGCAATTTTCCATTACAGTCTTTCCAAAAAAACAATTGTGAAGATTCTTCACTAGGTTTCCAATAACCAACTAAATCATCAACATTAATTTTTTGTTGAGCAAAAGAGTTTAAACTAAATAAGGTAATTGCGATAATTAAAAATACTTTTTTCATAATTAAATAATATTAGATTTATATAATATTATTATTACGCGTATTTATTGCTTTTTATAAGCTTCGATTTCCCAAGGTAGTTTCTTAGACCCCTCTTCCATAGTTGCTCTGGAATATTTCTTACCTTTCCACATTACATGAGTATCAGTATAGTCCAAATCACCTCGTTTCATTTGATCTATATGCACCTTCTCATGGGATATAGTTTTATTCTTTTGTAATTCTAAAGGGGATACATCTTTATTAACTAGAATTGTCCCATTGTTTTGCGCCATACCTAATACGTCTCCATCCATATCTGTGCTATAGATTGGAGTATTGTCTACCTCGTAAGGAGCCCCTTTCATTATAAATGGCATATTTTTTTGTTTAATTAAATCCCCTACAGAAATTAATCAATAGGGGGATTAAAATTCTTATTACGATATTACAGCAGCCGTGCAAGTTTGTCCCGCTGGGAAAGAAACCGCAGCCAATACAGGTCCGTTTACTGTTAATGCAGCGTTATTGATAGCTTCTAAAGCAGCGGCAGTAGCAGTACCAGCCATAGTTAAAGTAACTATTCTTCCGCCAGACGCTAATTTAATTGATGTAGCGCTTACAAACTCAGTGCATAAGCCGTCTGTACTAATTAATGTTGTTCCTTTACTTGTTACCGGAATTGAGATAAATTTTACCATTTTGTTTATTTGTTTTGTTTGTTGTTTATTATTTGTTGTTTATTAATATTTTCCTTGTGCTTTCATTGTAATGGGACCTGGCTTATAAACTGGATCGTCAAACCTAAGTTTAATACCGTTTTTACCAGAACTTGATCCTTTGCCTTTAGGGTAAGCAGTTGTATCTAATGGCCCGCTCCATAAAGCGTTTGCCCCTAATCCTGCCATTTTAGCCTCTTTATCAAGAGGTACCATTGGGTGTTTTATTGCGTTTATATTCATAATTATTAATTTGAGAGATCGTAATATGGTGAAATTGATTGTTGTACTCCTGTTGGTGGTGATACGGATGTATCTTGTAAAGCATTTGGATCTTGCATTTGAGCCAATGGAGATCCGTAATTATTTGTAACCGCTGTACCTGCCATTGCATTTCCGTACAATCCTTTCATTGCTGTAATTTGGCTGCCTTTTTGAGAGCTCACAAACCCTGTTTGATTTAAATCCATACCAGTCATCGGCACATTTCTTCCTCTAGCATCTATAGCCGGTCCATTTGCAATTTGTTGAGTTTGAACAGGTTGAGGCTGTGTTGCCGCGGGCGCCTGTATTGCTCTACCCATCCAAATATTATTATTACTTACTCCCGCGTTATTTCTAACAAGGCTTGCTCCGGAATTGGCAACATCGTTAGCCCTAACTGCTTCTGCATTAGGGATTGTTGATGTTCCTGTAGCAGTAACAACGGTGTTTGTAGCGGGTATTGCAGGAACACCGGGTGCCACTTGCTTTATAGGAGTATCTTGTTTTTTAAAACCCATTATTTCTTGTTTTATCTTTATTTACATTATGTATGGCTGTTATTGCAACAGTATCCATATATGTTTTGCCTTTCATTATAGTATTCCTATGGCTTGTTGGTATATCCTCTTTGCCAAGCATTATACGATACATTTTACTTATTAGTTGTTTACACTTGAAGGAAACTTTATATATATTGTATTTTTGAGTTGTATGGTTTCTATTTCTCCAAACCACTATCCAACCCTCTTTTAATAAATTGTTCCAGCGTTTATTGTCCCAACTATATGCGTATGTACCTATTTTATAATCTTGCTTTGTAAAGAAATCCATGCAATCAAAGTAAATCAATAACTCTAGATCTGCATCAGTTAAATTATTATTTTTACAAGCCCATCTACGTATTATTCTATAGTGTTTTAATAATCCAAGGTCTTTAATATCCGAGGCTTCTAAACGGCTCATAAAACAACAACTACATCGGCTAATTTTATAACGTAGTAAATCTCTTTGCCAAGTTCTATTTTATGTCCAGCGTGTCTATCGTAAAATATTACATCACTTTCTTTAATACCAACAACTTCTTCACCTATAGATTTCACTTGAGCTTCAATATATCTAATATCTTCTCTTTGATTCTCAGCAAGTAATAAACCGCCTTTTGTTTTAGTGGTTCCTTCTTTTACTTTTTGTATAATTAAATTTCTACCTATTGCCTTCATTATGCTCTTAGGTTGTTAATTACACAATCTGTTGATAATATGGTAGTAGCTACTGAAGCCGCATTTCTTAATGCTGATTTTGTAACCAATAGTGGATCAATAATACCTGCCTTAATCATATCAACAGTTTCTCCGGTTATAACATTTAAACCATAACCTACGCTAGATATAATTTTAATTGGCACATCTTCAATTCCGGCATTGTCTAATATAGTCTTAAACGGCGCTCTAATGGAATCTAGTAATATTTCTTCCCCAAGTGAGAAGGTATCTATATTGTGAGAAGCATTTAATAAAGCAATTCCTCCTCCTGGTACAATACCTTCTTTAATCGCTGCCTTGGTTGCACAAATAGCGTCTTCGATTCTATCTGCTTTTTCTTTTAATTCTATTTCTGAATTAGCGCCAACTTTTAAAACAGCAATTTTAGCTGTTAATCTTGCTAATCTTTTTTCTAATCTAATTACTTGAGCAGGCGTATTTTTTTCTAATAATGATTTTTTAATATCATTTATAATTTCTAAAATCTCTTCTGATGTTTCGCCAACTTGAAGAACTGTCTCTTCATGGTTAGTAACGCTTTTAATACAAGTACCTAATACTTCAGGGCGTATTAAATCTAAATCATCGCCAAGATCTTCGTTTATTAATGTTGCCCCTGTTAATAATGCTAAATCATCAAATATTTCTTTTCTGTTAACACCAAAAACCGGTGCGTCAATAACATTAATTTTTATATTTCCTTTTGACTTGTTCATTGCTAACGCTGATAATGGAACTTGATCCATATCCGCAATTATTAATAATGACTTATTATTTTTTATTACGTATTCTAATACTGATTGTATTTGACGTATATTTTCCACCGGAGACTCAACTAATAATACTAAAGGATTATCTAGTTCCGCGGTTTTGTTTTTTTGATTTGTTATAAAATGGGAATTCTTTAATCCCATAGAACACTGTACTCCTTCAACTACTTCTAAGCCGCATTCAGGTTCTGCTGATGTTTCCATCATTACAATTCCTGTATTTCCAACTGATCTAAAAGCGTCTCCAACTAATTTTCCTAACTCAGGATCATTGTTTGTTGAAATGGTAGCTATTTGATCTAGCATGTCATTATCTACAGTTATAGCTATTTTTTCAAGATAATCTATTACTTTTTCAACAGCTTTATTTATACCTTCTTTTATTTTCCTAGCATTAGGATTTTCAATAGCGTAAGCATTATTTAAAATAGCGTGAGCCAATACGGTTGCTGTTGTTGTTCCATCACCTGCTTCTCTTACCGTTTTTCTGGCGGCTTCTTTTAAAAGCGTAGCTCCCATATTTTCAACAGGATCTAACAAAATAATAGAATCAGCTACTGTTACACCGTCTTTTGTAATTACTGGATGACCGTTTCCGTCTTCTAGTAAAACACATTTACCACTTGCTCCTAATGTTGAACTAACTGCTTTAGCTAATTTTTCTATACCGGCAAATACTTTATCACTGGCTTCTCTTCCAAAGCTTAAGTTTTTGACTATTGCGTCTGACATAATTTTATTTGATTAAATTGATATAACTTATATATCACCTGTCTTTTGCAAGTTTTACTTTCCTTGGCCCCTATATGCTTTTTTATATAGCTTTGAAGCTTTTAATTTAGATGATTTTGATTTAGCATGAACACCAGGTCTAGATATGTCTTTTACAACAGCTTTAGCAACGACAGTCTGTTTCGCCATAATTGATATAATATTAATATTAATAAAAGTAACCATAGAATCCACCAGTAATTAGCTTTTCTATCTATAGTTTTATTTTTACCAGAAACTTTCTCTGTTTTATTTACTTTAATGGTCGCTACAGAATCCACACGCTTATTATTAGACTCTGTTTTATTATTTGTATATAAAGTATTAGCTTTATTTTTTTTGATCTTTAAAACAACGTTTTTATAAACCTTACCTTCTACGATAATTTCTTTACATGTATCAATCGGCGTAATCGTTATTTCACTATTATCAATAGTTGTAACTATATTTGTAGAATCTGTTTTTATTTTGTTTTCTATAGTTGTAACTATAACTTTTGTTTTGGCTACACTATCTTTTTTTATATCTAATTTATCTACCTGAACTTGTCTACTCGCACAAGAGGTTAATACAATTAAAAATAATAATATAAGTTTTTTCATTATGATAATATAGTTAGTGTTATATCTTTAGCTGCTTGCATCTTTTTGAATAACTTTTCGTAAGCTTTTCTTGATTGGCCTATAAAGTCTTTAGACCGAGTTCTTCCAACAAGTATGCAGCCTTCCGTGTCGTGATTAGTGTTTCCCGCGTGGATACGCACTCCTTCAAAATTAGGAACATTCAGCAATAAAGGCATTAATCTTTTAAACCTATTTGACATGTTTATAATAACTTTGTAGGTTCCTTTTGGAATAGCCGTTTCCGCTTTAATTTTTACTGGTCTTTCAATATCTTCTAATGTATAACACTCAAATATACCGTCAATCAATAGTTCACCTATTGTAGAAACGTCAGTCTTGTGTAATCTCTTTATTGTTATCTGCATTTTTATTTCCTTTTATTTTAATTATTAACCAATCGTATATTTTCATCGATGTATATGTTATTGATATGATCAACAACAATATTTTTAAAGTTGCTTCCAAATTTGTAAAACTTATTATAAGCGTTAAAGCGTTTAAAGTGTAAACACGAATACTACATTGATCCATTATCTTTTTAGTTTATTAACAATGTCCGTAAATCCTTGAATACCTATATACGCCGTTGATATAATAACCCAATCAGATGAAGTTAAATATCCTGAAAATAATCCAGCACACGCTACAATAAATACCATTAGTTTTCTACTAATCCATTTATTTATTAATATATCTATCTGCTCTCTGCTCATCTTAATACTTCTACTACGTATCCAAGTTCTTCGTAATTTGCTTTAGCATAAAATTCCGCACTTGATAAATCCTGCATTTGTCCTTCTACTAATTCAACAACTATATTTGATTGCGGAACGTCTGTAGATAATGTGCTCCCATCTGCTTCGTATGTTGCTAATGAATCGTATGTAGCAGAAGCAATTTCTAAGGTTACACCATTCGCTCTTGCTGAATATTCAAGTCTTGCATAAACACTTGGTAACTCAATTTCTGTTCCCTTAATTAAAATCTTTTTGTCTGCCGTAGCACTTACTAATAATCCCATTTTATTATTTATTTATACTGATGTTATTGTTTCCCACGCTGAGGCACCTCGAACGCATAATTTATTTAAAGTTGTATCGAAAACCACTAATCCCGTTGCGGGTGATGCTATTGCGTTTTTTTGTGTGGTTGTCATTCTTGGAGGAAGAAAACCTTGAGTTGTACTTTCAACTGTTAATTTTGAACTTGCTACGTCTGTTGTAGTTCCAACTAATACATTCCCTGCTATTGGATTTAATTCGATAACAGAATTTGATAATATTCTAAAAGCTATATTAGAATTATTATGTGTAAATGTTGTAAACGCAGTTCCTGTACCTTGATTTGAAGTAATAATCATAGAGCCAGGACCTATTCTACTTGTTCCATTTACTACACCTAACCAAACATTATTACTAAAAATTGCATCACCAAAACCTCTAATATAAAATACTTCACCTGTTGAATTACTTACTGAAATTGGTTTATCACTTCCTGAAGATGAACTTGTAATATTTACTCCACCTAACCCATTTATAGTCATTAAATTGGCTGAATCCGCACTATTCCGAACCCTCAAAGCTATATCGGTAGATAACGCTCCAGGTGCGGCTATATGTAATTTAGCCGTTGGAGCAAGTGTTCCAATAGCTACGTTTCCGCTTGTGCTGCCTAATATTACATTTCCAATTGTTGTCTCAATTGCTCTAAAATCAGCAGCAGCGGTTAATGTAGGATTAATAAACAATCCTCTTGTTATACCATTTGCCCCTCCCGTTTGATTAATTGTTAGAGTGATTTTTAAACCATTAAGCGTTCCCGTTCCACTTGTTGGAGCGTAAGTCCCTGAGAAAAATCCTAAACCTTGTTCGGTATTTGTACTATTTAAATTATAAAATGATTGTGCATCTAAAACGTAGCCTGAGCCTCCCGCAATATTTGACCTAAAATTAAGATTATTTCCTAGTGTATAAAAAGATGCTCCCGATGACAACACAATAGCTCCGTTTCCTTGAACTTGAAATAAATCAGCGGTATCAGCGCTATTCCTAACTCGTAAAGCTATATCAGTTGACAACGCTCCGGGTGCTTTTATTTGAAGTTTACCTCCGTTGTCGGTTGTAGTTCCTAATAAAAAATTTCCGTTTGAATTTATTCTGTTTGTTTCAACATTATTTGTATAAAAAGCAAGTTGTCCACTTCCAGCAACTCCTAATCCTACGTTATTACCCGCTCCGTTTCGAGCCATTGTAATTACTTGACCGTAACTTCCATTGATCTTAGTCAATAATGTTGGAGCACTATAAGCCATAAAAGTTCCAACTCCGTTGACGTCTAAATTAGTTATGGGAGTAATTGTTCCAATACCTAATCTATTATTTGTATCGTCCCAAAATAAGTTAGCATTATCCTGAGCAATTGTAGTTCCGTTTGAAAATAAAACTGAGCCACTTGTTAAAGCAGGTAAATTAAATTTTCCAT